TTTCGGAAAGTAAACGCAGGTATCGTATTCCTTTCCGTCAGTACCCCTCAGTTTGAGGGTAACTGAAAATTTGTCTAATCTTTCCCGATACTTTGAGTGCAAGTTATCAATTGCCTTTTGTGGGTTCTTGTACTCTAACGCTCTCCCAATTTGTTCCCTAGTCATTAACGCATTTTGCTTATCGTCTTGCCAGAAGTCACATTGAATGCTTCCGAAGTTTTCTGACTTGACCAACTTTGTGTTACTCATAAATCCTCCTATTCTTTTAATAAATCATCCACAGTACAACGAAGGGCATGCGCTAACTTTTCTGATGTTTTAAGTGATGGATTTTTTATGTTTCGCTCGATGTTACTAATGGTTGGACCTGCCACGCCGATGATTAGCGCTAACTCCCTTTGGTCAAGTCCTCGCTTGATTCTGTATGCCCTTACATTTTCTCCGAAGCTCATTTGTTTAAGTTCACCTCCCCTTGTTATCATATAGCTAAATAAGTTTTTAAAAAAAGAGGAATAAAATTGATTCGATATACATACAATATCAGCTTATAGATAAATAGTCAAGAGAAATCTTTAATAACTTATCAAATAGCTAAGAGGTATATTTTACCGTGTTGTGGTATCAATAACATGGGGTATAATAATATGGTTATCGGGTATGTTATCTATATGGTAAATCGGAGGTGTTGCGATGAACTATGGAGAAAAGTTCAGATATGTTAGAGAGTTAAGGCAAATGACGCTCTCTGATTTATCTAAAAAATGTAATCTATCTATCCCTTATTTAAGCGATATAGAACGAGGTGTAAAACGCCCAGCTATGAAATCTTTAGAGAGGATTGCAGATGCGCTCTCAGTGGACCCGTGGTTCTTCATGTCTCAAACGGCTGTGACATTCACAGAACTAGCCAAAATCTCCAACTACGAGCCACCTCCTGACATCCTAGAATTTGTAACAAATCAAGAAAAACTCCCCTACATCCTCTTGGCCAAAAAGATGAGTGAAGACGGAATTTCCCCTGAAGCGTGGGAAGTCCTGATTGACAATATTAAACAACTGACAAAACCCAACAAATAAATAAGATAAAAGCACAAACAACGACTAACTGTAATATAACTGTCGAATGTTTGTGCTTTCTGTATTATTATTACATTTTACATAGTCTCTGATAGTTGCTAAAATAGAAACAAGAGTTCTAAAAAGAAACATTTGTTCTTATTTATGGGTAGCAACGAGAGGAGATGGGTAGATGAAGGAAGTAATTGTCTGTGATTTTATTGATATTAAAGGGATGGTAATCGGGAACTCAATACTCGTTGATAGACGCTATCTTGGGGCACTAAAGGACAGATTAAAGGCAATGGGATGTACTGAGCAACGCAAATATAAAGTGGATATCTTGAAGGATAAAGTAATTACCCTGTCGAAATAGGAGTAAACAAGGAGAAACCCCCTGAGACTTCCACCTGCAAGTGTTCTCAAGGGGTTCCGTTAAGACGGGGTTATTATGTTGTATTAAGTTTAATACATATTTTTGCCCCTGTCTAGTTCTTGCAATGAATTTAGATAGGGGTTTTTATTTATGCCTAAGATGCCGAAAATGTCCACAGAATATCATTCAGACTTACTTATTCATGATGGCCACTTGGTTGTAATTCAGGAGAGGCTAGTAAAAGTGTTTGGACTCGACAAGGCCGTGTTTCTACAGAAGTTACACTATTGGCTCAATACAGAGTCTGGAGTAGTCATTGAGCGTAGGAGATGGGTTTACAACACGCTAGAGCAATGGCATAACCAAATGCCTTGGTGGTCGCTAATGACGATTAGGAGAATGGTCAAGGATTTGGAAAAGTCCAAAGTATTAGTGACCTGCAAAATAAACGTAGATAAAGGCGATCACACTAAGTGGTATACCATTGACTATGGGGTTATGAATGATATGTGGAGGGAATACCTAGATGCCAATAGCAGCCATTGGTAGGCATTCACAGAGTTATCCACAGGAATATATTAGGATATGTTCATTTTGAACAAAAGCCATATGTTCATTTTGAACAAAAGCATATGTTCATTTTGAACAGATCTACTAATACATAAATAACTACCCATAAATAACTTATACATATTATCTTATTAACTATAAAAACTAAGGTTATCCACAGAAAGGAGTTAATCATGTACTCGACACTCAAACAATGCTCCGAGCTTGCAAAGCAAAATATCAGTACTAGTCGCTTTTACAAAAATAAGTATCTCCAATATTTCAAAACATCAGGTGAGGGCAAGAAAACAAAGTTTGAAGAGAACTCCACCGTTGAACTGCTTCGACTAATCGGAGAATCCTATACCAAAGGATTAGATTCAGATCAAATTACCGACCTACTAGATATGCAGTATGGCGTAACAGTAACCGACATAGCGCAACAAGATAATAACAGCATAGGGACAGCGCAACACGAAGATTTAGTGCAGAGTATAAGGAGTGTCTTTATTGAGGAGATTAGCAAAAGAGACTCTCTAATCCTTGATTTGCAAGAAGAACTTGAAGGGATAAAGCAAGCTCTTGCAGAACAAGCCGAGAGGGCCGAGAATAGTGCTAGGAGGCTAGAGGAACGAGATAAGGATATAACACAAAGGCTTAGGGACATAGTCACAGCACAAGAGCAACGCAACAAAGAGAAGGTTCCTTGGTATAGACGGTTGTTAAACCTCGATAAATGAATCGGGGTTATTTTTTTGCCTAAATTTAGCAGGAATAATGGACGAACAGCTCTGAGTATTGTTAATCATCAGTTGTTCCACATTTATCACACAAAGGGGTGACGAAATGCAACGTGATCTACGAGTAAGACTTAGAAACTTCTTGGATAAGGACATTAAACAAGGTATCGAGAAACTAGGGCCATTAGAACAGGGAGAACTTAGCGAACTAATTCGCTTAGGAATGAGGAAGGTATTGCAAGAGAAGGGAGTAATCCCTGATAAAAAAGCCACGACACCCCGAAGGATACCGTGACTTCTCGCTTAAAACAATATCTTCCCTATCTGAACGAAGACAACTCCTGCCATCATTAAGTAACTCATGTAAACACCGCCTTTGTAATCCGTTTTCATTATCCTTCCCTTAATTTTTAAATTTTATGTATGGAGGAATGATTATGGCTAAACAAAATCAAATTGAAGAAATCAGAGATAGTCTTAAATCAATCTGGCTACATCGAAAAGGAAATGAAGTAAGAGCAGCTGTTCAGGATGTTATTGATGCAAAGTACAAAGAAGGAACTCGACCCCTAATTATGAATGCTTCAAAAAAGGAAAACACATGGACGTTCACGATTCACCTTCCCCCTGCTACCGGATTCTTGGAGTTTCAAAAACTAAGTATATTATTCCAGGATGCAACAGGCGGCTCGGTCCATATTGAAAAGCGTGGCAAGGTCGTAAAGATGGAGGTTATGACAGAGGAGCTCAAGAAGAGTTATGCTTATTCCCTTTTTGACCACAATAAATATAAGAAGATGGCTATTCCGATCCCCATAGGCATATCAGCCAAGGGTTTAATAGTTCGAGATTTAGTGGACTATCCTCACCTACTTGTAGCCGGGGAAACAAATTATGGTAAGAGTAATCAGCTTCATGTAATTGCAAACTCGATTCTTCTTTATCGACCAGAAACTCACATTGTTATCATTGACCCTAAATCAACTGAGTTTGATTATCTTAACAGAATGGCTTTAGTGGTTGATGAAATGAATGTGGTAAAAAGCCTATTTGAAGAACTTAATAGGGTAATGGACAAACGGAAGAAAATTTTAAAATCAGCCTCTTGCGCTAAGATTAAGAAATACCATGAGAAGGGCTACAGCATGCCTTATATCGTCCTAATTGTTGATGAATGGGCAGATCTACCCGAAGATGCTCAGGACAGCTTGTGGAGGCTCCTAAGAATGGGGCGGTTTGTTGGAGTTCACGTAATTGCAGCCACGCAAAGGCCGTCGAGCAAAATATTTGAAAAAGCCGGCGATCTCAAAGCAATGTTTCTCGGAAGAATATGTTTTGTAGTTGCCGATGTGATTAATTCCAGGATGATCCTGGATTCGGATGAAGCCGCGCATCTTAATGCCATAAAGGGCAGAGCTATCTATAAATGCGGCTTAGAGAAATTGGAAGTACAGACATTGCTACTGGAGCCAGACGAGGCTATTAAACTTTACAATGAAAGTTCAATGATAATAAGAAGTGAGTTAATCAAGATTGAACAACCGCGAAAAGTATTACCACCTAGATAATATTACTTAATTGGGATTCCCTTAATTTGCTTTTTCTATACCGTTCTTTATTGTATTCGCTTTTTCTTTGTCTAATTTCTTCCTTATGCAATTGCTCATATCTTCGTTCCCTCTTCCTCCCAAGCTCCCTTTTCCTTACTGGGTCAATAGGTTTACAATCACTATGCTTTCTACCCTTTAACGCCACGCTAATCTTATCCCTAGTTTCCTGAGATATAGTTTTACCCATATTAACTCTTGAAATATTCGCAAGATGTTCTTCCGAAAAACCACTTGTCGTGTCTATGTTAAACCCGAACTCCCTTTCAACACTTCTTGATTCATCCATATAAAACTGTTCCCTATCTATTAACAATTCTTTTCCACATATTTCTAATATTCTAAAAGAAAATGATACTTCGCCAAAAATATTCCAAGATGATTGTAGGTTCTTGTTATAGTGGTTATTGTTGCGCAACATCCACCTATGTTGTGCAAACCTATGGGTTAAATTACTAGAACTACCAACGTAAACCATTCCATTAACAGTGTTCCTAATCTCATATATACCACTTTTTTCCATAACAAAAACACCCTCCATAGCGTTTATTTTTCTCCTATTTACCCAGAGTGGGAAGCAAGGTTGGAGTTCCTCGCTTGTCGTGTAGCTATCACTATCCCACCCTTATATTATACCATAATTAGGATGTGAATGATATGAATAACTTCCAGAAGTGCATCGGTAGAGACAAACAAATTTTTGATCTCCTCGAATCCCAAGTCTGCCTAACCACGGATATGATTCATCGACTAATCTTCAAGGGTAACTGTCTTCGTATCGCTCAAAGGAGATTAGAAAAGCTTTCTTCTCCCCCTTACCCTAAAATCAAGAGAGACAGGCGAAGATTAGGCGAACCATACTTCTACTATATGGACCATAAGCCAGGGCAATTAGACCACGTTTTGGGAGTCTCACAGGTATTTACATGGATTAGCTTAACTCTTGCTAATATGGAGCGACTGCACTCGTTTAACAGGGAGGTGAAGGATTACAAATCAATCCGGCCAGATGCTTTTTGTGCTATTAAAAACCTATGGCAAGATGCCTTTTACTTCTACTTTGTGGAATTAGACATCAATCGAAGTGGTCATGATTTCGGAAAAAAGGCCAAGAAGTACAATGATTTATTTAGCTCAGGGACCTATATGAATCAATGGTGGGTTCCTCTATCTAGGCGATTCCCTGCCATTATTGTTGTGACAACCGGCAGAGTAAACACTATTAAGGAAAAAATAGAAAGGGAGAATGTCAATGGTCTTGAGTTTAGGGTTTATTCCCTTGACAACATAAAGGAGGAATGTCTCGATGATGGAGGCAGCAAAGCAAGTATTCGGTCCTAGTCAACCAGGGTTTATTATTGTTCTTCTCGTAACCCTTGCCGTAGGAAGTTGGTTAGGCGAAATGATTACTACAGCTATTGGTAAGGGTCAAATATCGGCTATGATTAGAACAGGGACGCAGATTGCATCCATACTTGCAGTAGTAGCCCTTGCATGGAAACTACTCAACATCTTCTATAACTTCACCCAAGGCAAGATGTGATGGCTAAACTTATATTCGACTTACTGCTTATAGGAGTTGCCTCATTCGTCGGTTATTGCATATGTGTCGCTGTTGAAAGAAAACGAATCGCGAATCAAATAATCGTAGTCGCAGGGATGATGATATTGCTCGTATTGATGCAGGACCTAACTCCTATTATCAATAAATGGGGCGCAAAAATAGATTCGTGGAAAAGTACAGCAGATAATATAGGCAATCTAGGAAAAGGTAGTTGGATAATGCCGATGAAAGGAGAGATAACTCAGGAGTTTAAGGGGGAACAGCATCACGGTGTAGACATTGGAGCACCCACGGGAACAGTCGTAGAGGCCACTAAGAAGGGTGAGGTGACTCGCGTTGAATGGAGTGACATATATGGAAACATGATCGTCATTGACCACGGTGGAGGGTTTGAATCGTTGTATGGACATTTATCAGGAATATCAATTAAGGTCGGTTATCCGGTGATAGCAGGAACAAATATAGGTAGTTGTGGTTCAACTGGTAGATCAACGGGAAGTCACTTACATTTTGAAATACGACTACATGGTCAGGCCCAAAATCCCATGAATTATCTCAGATAGGAGGATTGCAATGAGGAAAAACTTTCAAATGTTTATGATGGGTTTAATTGTAACGATATTGCTCATTCTCTCAAATCTAGCTTTTGAGCTATACCCATCAACTAAATATGTCGCGATCACTTTTGATTCACTATTAGCCATCGTATTACTGAGATTGGCCTTTAAGGAAATAGGGAAGATTTTAAAAGAAGAATCTGTGAGTTTTGTCATTTCTGGCTTAGTCGCCTCCTTAGTCGTTATTTGCTTAGTCGTTTGGTTAGTCGCTTAATACGACTAGAGTACAAGTTATAAATAACTATTTTACTGCATTTATTTTTTAAAAGAGAGGGTTAGGAGGGAGAGATTGAGGGGCACGAGGAGAAAGAGAAGAAGGAAAGGGAGAGTTGAGAAAAAGTACACAGGAAAATAATAGAAAAACCCTTCGCCAAAAGCAGAGGGTTCATTTTTTGCATATTATTCCCCATCTCGGACACACTAACCTAAATCCATCTAAAGGAGGGAAAGAGATGAGAAAATTAATCTTAATCCTATTAGCCCTAGTTCTTTTGGCCACTAACCCAAATAAAGAAAACTACATCGACTACACAAAGCAAAATATCCTTGGGCATAATCCATCCGGACTAGTTTCAATACTTGCCGATCCATTAATCGACAAGACAACAACAGAGAGCAATCTGTACTTCGCGACTGTTTATAGGACTAAGTTTGGAGAGAGTAACGTTACTACTTTGGGGGTATTGAACAAATTCATCCCCTTGAAATAGAAAATACCCTACTCGTTTGAGTGGGGTATTTGTTTGAGTTATTTTACCAATAATTAGCTGTTACAAATATCTTATAGTTACAGTTAAACTTTTCACACATTATTTTAGCCCATTCCTCTAACTCTTCTTTCTGTTTCGCTAATTTATCCCACTCAATAACATCACCATAGCCGTATGTGACCATATCATAAACCACTATATCACCTTCGGATGCTGATATCTGCATACTTTCATTGTAGTCTGACTCCATAACTCTGTGATGATAATTATTTCCAGATATTTTTATTTCACCTTCTAGGTCAATTACCCCTTCTTCTTGATACTTCCACACCTTTGATTCTTCAAGTATATTTTTCCATGTTTTTCTCGATAAATCATCTGGTGTCAAGGTTAATAATAGAACAGCGTTCGGATGAGTGCTCATAAGATTCCACCTTTCATATTTTTCACCCCTACAATATTTCTTTAACAGCTTGGAAAAGTGAGTCAACTAACTTTGAATTACCCAACCACATGGTCCTATTAATACTCAGCCGCAGGTTTTCGTTTTTTAGACTAGGTTCTTCGGTAAAGTTATCGAGTAGCTCTATCATTTGGCCAATACTCAAGATGGGCAATGAGTTTTCTTCCGGTCTACATGAGGGGTCTTCACCATCATCAATTTGACATTCGCAATTCCAATAGCCGCCACAAGAACCATTTACGCCAGAACCAAAAGTAGGGATGTTTCCGGTTTCTTCATCAATATTAACGAAGTGGTCTCCTTCTTCTTTATGTTCCTTCCACCATGCCCTCAACTTCTCTTGTTGCTCAGGACTCAATTCTTTTAGGTTTTCTACGGTTATTCCTTGACGCAAGCCAATACCTCCTTAGTCGCTCCCCATAATGCGTCTATTAATTCATATTCAGAATACGTAACTTCTTTTTTATTTACTTCGATCGTTACAAGCCATTGCTTTTGAATATATTTGATGCCAACCAAATAGAATGCGCCCTCTTCGCCATGAGTATGTAGAAATTCTATCATCTCACTAATTGTTGGAGGTTCTAGGTGATAGTTTTGAGCTTGTTCGTATTTGTTTGTGGCATAAAACCATTTCTGACGTTCTTCTTCCGTTGAGTATTCTTTTATGTCTTCAAAAGTAAAATACCGTTTCACCTCGCCCCACCAACCTTTCTTTTAATTCTCTGCGACCAAAGTATTAAATCCACAAGCAGGACACTTACTATCTGCCCCACCTTCGCCATCATACACAAGGTAACCACCATGCATATTTATTTTAAAGACAGCACTTTTCAAATCCATATATCCGGTGTCATAATCGCAATCCTCGCAACATATAGAAGTCATTATTTCGCCCTGTTCCTCTATTTCTTCGGCAGATATATTATTCATGCCTATCTATCCCTCCCATCCTCACTCCATCTTAAATAACTTCGCCAATCCCCTGCACCGCTCAAATAACTCGCTATTATCTTTTGGAACTTGCATTTCATTAATCAATTTTCTGGCTGATTCTCCGGTTAGTATTGGCGATGTTTTTGGTATTGCTAGAATCTTGTAGTGTTGGTATTTAGTCATTAATACTCAACCCTTTATTCCTGAATCTTATCGTCCATGATCTGCTTGCGGTGTAAGTGTCTCCTACAGATTTACTAAATACGCTTTCTATCTTATCAACCATCTCCACAGGTAACGGTTCCCGACATTGCTCATAGCAACTATACTCCGATGCAAATATACCCAACCCCCTAGCCATCTTAGCAATCGTGATACCTAGTTCCCTTCTCCTGTCTTTTATTATTTCTATTGAAATTCCATTCGCCGAATTTATCTCATTAACTTCTTCCTTTTCATTTTTGATTAATTCATCAAGCTTGAGTTTAGCTTGTTTGACTTCACAATCAGAGTTATGGCAATCGAATATCCCACCGTGTGATTTTTCTCCATCCCAAAAGCCTATTGGATATTTAGTTGGGTTTGTGCAGGTTTGGCAATTCATATTTTTCCTCCCATCCCTAAAAGCCTACCATGAAACGATTCGGGTGATTCGCGCATCATTGATTTAACTAACTCATCTTGCAAGGCATCCGACTTTTCAGCTAAATGAACAATTGCCCTCAAGAGCGCATTTTCATACGATATGTCACCGTTCCTATGGAACATAATGCAAGTATTAATGATTGCATTATGATAACAAAGTTCTCCTTCTACGAACTTCTTTAGCTCATCATCGTTATTAACATCGACATTTTTATAGTTTGCGCTGCTCATTGTCACCCCTACTCCGCTAGTCATGGGTTTACTGCTTCTACCTGTCATATGGATTATTCCCCCCATTCCGTAGGAAGTGGTATATTTAGAAGTATGCCAATAAGAGCTATGTTGCCATCAGGAGCATGTGTGGATTTATCTAATTCTCCACAAAGTCGGCATTTATAAATTAATGTACCGCCTACCATACCTTTATTCCCCCCTCAATCCCTAAAACCAATCGACTCCTGAGCATCAATCTCGCAAACTAAATCCCAATAAGTGAAGTCGTTACCTTGTTCATCCTGCTTAATAAACTGTCGCTCAATTATCCATTTGCATTTCCTTGTGTCTGCTGTGATTCTAAGATGGCACATGATCGTTGGACCGTAACATTTATCTAATATTAAGGCATCTTTATTGCCCATGTTTATGGCTTTATTTTTAGCATCGAAGTCCAATTAGTTTTCCTCCTTCTCAATCAACTCTGCACTTGGGATCATCAGACCAATTTAGGCAAGTCTCACCTTTGGCGCTATACATATCATAGTCATTACAAGTGTATGGATAACTAAATCTCCACCTTATGCAAGAGATGCACTTTCTACCTTCAGTGCGTTCCGCTTCTTGATAATCCTTGTATTTCCTCGCTTTTCCGATAAACACATCTTTAATAGTGATCACATCCTATTCCACCTCCTTCTCAATCATCAAGTATGCCTCCATGTACTTAATTGTCTCATCAATCCTCTTTTTTGTTCCGTTTAAAATCTTTTGAGCCATATCGAAACTGATTAATCCTTGATGTGCCATATCCGAAGAGTTTTTCATCAATACGGTGTATTCATGAATAGTCCTTGCACAGCCAACGATATTATCCAGGTTGTACTTACTTGGAGCGAGCTTGTTATTACATTCCCTTTCCTGCTCGCTAATTTTATTGATTACCTCTGCCCAACTTGCCATTATTCTCCCTCACCTTTCTCTATCTTCCACGTCTAGATTTTCGATTTGTGATCCTCCTTTATAAATTCAATCCAATCATCCACATCTCCCCCAGGCCATCCAACTCTTTGATAATCCAAACCACCGTCTGCAAAAACAGATTTGCATTTACATTCAACAAAGTCATGTCTGTACTTGCTTTCAATTATATCTCCACATTTTTTACATTTTATTTTATTTTTGTATTTTGCCATTATTCCAAACCCTTCTCTACCTTCCACATCTTGCGACTTCGCTTAAACCATTTCGGCTCGGTAAGCAACGAATAAAGCAGTTCATTTCTAATTTTATTTTCGCGATTACAAAGCGAACCAGTGCAATTAAAATAATAAGGACTGTCGGCCATATTTGTTATCTCGAATTCTTCCATAATCTCAATATCGTAATAATTGAGTATGAGTTCTAATGGAGTGC